TCAGCGCCTGCTCAAGAGCGTCTTTCACGATCGCCTGCAGCTCGGCGGGCTTCATCTCAGGAGGCTTGACGAGCGGGTCCACCCATTTGTCCGCAAACTTACCGCCGAGATAGGCCAGCGCTGTCAGTGCGATCCAAGCAACCGTCGACCGCGCTTTTCCTTTGAGTTTGGAGAGCGCTGGTATCGCGACGGCCGCACGTTCAATCGTGCGTTCAGGGGATTCGCCGGCTGCCTGGGAACTGCGAACGATCTCAGCAGCCGCACGCAGAGCATCGAAAGTGACGCCCGGTCCCGAAAGGTACTCGAGGACGTCGTTCTCAAGGGAGTAGTCGCCGTCCTGGATGTCGGCTTGAAGACCACATCGGGGGCACGTCGTCGTGGATCCCTTTATCGTCACTCCGGAGCCCGATCCTCCGATGAAATTCGGGGCGTGGAATGAAAGGCCGCAGTGGGGGCAAGAAGCGGGTACGAGAGCCATGAATTGCCTCAAAGTTCTTTCGACGCATCATAGGTCGGACCCGTTGCCTACTCCGATTCGAGCGTCACCCTCGCGCGGACAGGTGAGTGTTCTGAGCCGCCGATTGAACGACCTCCAGGATCTAAGGCCAATCCGCCTGATCTAACCTCCGGCCGTCCCCGTCACCTCCACGGCTTGCCGTGCTCGCGCACGCGAGGGATCGCCGGCACAGTGGATGCATGGCGTTCACCAGCATCCACACCACGCACGGACTGCGCGAAACAGCGCGTGCCATTGCGACCGGATCGCAGATCGAACTGATGGCCTTGGTCATCGGCGACGGCGGCGGCAACCCGATGACGCCGGACGTGGAAATGACAGCGCTGGTGCGCGAGCGTTGGCGCGGCGAAATCAACCGGGTCTACAAAGACCCCGGCGACGCCACTCTCTACATCGCAGAAGCCATCGTGCCAGCCGCCGTTGGCGGGTGGACTATTCGCGAGGGCGGGTTGATCGACAGCACCGGCGAGCTGTTCACCGTCTGCAACCTCCCCGACAGCTACAAGCCTCTTCCCAGCGAAGGTACGGCCAGCGACTTCACCATCCGCATTGCCTTCCAGCCTGGCAACGCCGATACCGTCGTGCTGCAGCTCGATCCGAACGTAACCATCGCCACCCAGAGCTGGGTCTTCAACTACGTCAACGGCGGGAACGTGTTCCCTGGCGGAACCACCGGCCAGGTGCTGACGAAGGTCAGCAACGCCGATGGCGACGCGCACTGGGAAGACATCGACGCCATCAACGTCACCGTCGACACGGTCGAGGAAACGCAGACCCTTGCCACGGATCAGACGGTCGTCGACCTCACAGTGACCACCACGCGCGGCCTGGCCCTGTACATCGACGGCGTGCGCCTGCGCGCGGATGAGTGGACCAAGCACCCGACGATTGCCAGTCGTCTGACGCTGGCCACTAGCTACCCCGCCGGCACCAAGCTGATTGCCGCACAGAACGAGCCCACCGGCAACGCGCCCGATCCGTTGCTGCGCAGCAAGAACCTTTCGGACATCGAGAACGCCGCAACAGCGCGCAGCAATCTTGGCGTCTACAGCAAAGAAGAGTCCGACCGCGCCGGGCCTATCGGCATGCCTGCGCACTGGCCATCGGCCAATCTGCCCACCGGATGGCTCATTCGCAACGGTGCCGCCATCAGCCGCACGGCCTACCCAGTGCTGTTCGCTGTGCTGGGCACTCTGTACGGCGCTGGGGACGGCTTCACTACCTTCAACCTCCCCGATGACCGTGGCCACTTCGACGGCGGCGCGGACATGGGACGCGGGCTCGACCCCGCCATGGCGCTGGGCGTCAGGATCGACAGCCAGAACAAGACGCACTGGCACAGCGTGACGATGGAGAACGCCGGATCGCACGACCACCCGGTCACGGTGAGAGCGGGCGGCAGGCACTCGCACCAGCTCAACACGTCGAGCGTCTTCTACAACGCGACGGGCGGGCCGCTCCCCTTCCCCGCCACCCTCGGCGCCGGCGCCGGCATCGTCAGTTCGGGAACCACCGAAGCGGGCGATCACGGACACGAAGCCACCGCATCCCCGAATGGCCTGCACAAGCACACGGCCACGGCCAACCCGTCCGGCGAAGCCCACGCGCGTCCCAACACCCGCGCCTACGTGCCCATCATCCGCGCCCTCTGACTATGCCCGACACCTTCGACCCCGCCGACCGCGTACCCGCGTTCCAGCTCAACGGCGCGGGCTTGTTCATCGACGTCGTGCCCGCGCTCGAATCCATCGCCGAGCGCGGCCAGGGCATCTATCACGTCCCCAGCGGGGCGGTCATCGATCCCATGCCGGAAGAGTGGATGACCGTCACCCGTAACGACAGCGGCTTCTTTACCTGCGTTGTGAGATGGCCGGCGGATAAATGGCCGCGCCACGACGGCCACACGTGGGATCTCGTCGCGCGGCCTGCCGCCACGATCACGGCCGCGCCGACCGCTGCCGAAAAGCTCGCCGCATTCATCGCCGCCAACCCCGACGTCGCGGCCCTCATCAACGCCACCACTTCCCAACAGGAGTAGCTTTCCCATGTCTACCGAATACCACCACGGTGTACGCGTCTTCGAGGTCAACGAAGGCGGCGCGACGATCCGCGTCGTGTCCACGGCCATCATCGGCATCGTCGCCACCGCGCCGGCCGCCGAAGCGGACGCCTTCCCCCTCAACACGCCGGTGCTGCTGACCAACCCGGGCGGCAGCGTGGGCAAGGCCGGCGCCACCGGCACGCTGGCGCAGGCGCTCAAGGCGATCAGCCAGCAGGCCCAGGCCCTCACCATCGTCGTGCGGGTCGAGCCCGGCGCCGACGCCGCGGCCACGACCACCAACGTCATCGGCACCACCACCGCCGGCGGCCAGAAGACCGGCCTGCAGGCGCTGCTGGCCGCGCAGGGTCAGCTGGGCGTCAAACCGCGGATCATCGGCGCGCCCGGGCTCGATACCGAGGCCGTCGCAGTCGAGATCGGCGTCGTCGCCGAGCAGCTGCGCGGCTTCGGCTACGTGGCCGCGCGCAAGGCCGACGGCATGGCCTACGCCACCTCGAAGGAAGAAGCCACGACCTACCGCGCGAAGTTCGGCAAGCGCGAGCTGATGGTCATCTGGCCCAACTTCCTCGCGTGGAACATCGAGACGAACGAGCCCGACGCGGTGCCGGCCACGGCCTATGCGCTCGGCCTGCGCGCGAAGATCGACCAGCAGATCGGCTGGCACAAGACCCTGTCCAACATCGTCGTCAATGGACCGCAGGGCATCACCGCCGACGTCTTCTTCGACCTGCAGAGCCCGAGCAGCGACACGACCTACCTCAACGCGCTCGAAGTCACCACGATCGTCAACCGCAGCGGCTATCGCTTCTGGGGCAACCGCACGACCGAGGCCCAGGGCGGCAAGTTCTTCTTCGAGAACTACACCCGCACGGCCCAGGTGCTGGCCGACACGATGGCGGAGGCGCATTTCACGTTCGTGGACAAGCCGATGCATCCGAGCCTCGTGAAGGACATGCTGGCCAACATCAACGCCAAGGGCCGCGACCTGGTCACGGGCGGCTACCTGATCGGCTTCGAAGCCTTCCTCAATCCCGACCTCAACCCGAAGGAAGAGCTGGCCCAGGGCCGGCTGCGCATCAGCTACCGCTACACGCCGGTGCCGCCGCTGGAAGACCTGGGCTTCAACCAGACCATCACCGACGACTTTCTCGCCAACTTCGCCGCGGCCGTGCAGGCCGCCTGATCGACCGCACCGCACATCGCATAGGAGCACACCATGGGCATGCCCAAGAAACTCAAGAATTTCGCCCTGTTCGGCGACGGCGAGTCGTGGGTCGGGGAGATCCCGAGCGTCACGCTGCCGACCATCACGAAGAAGATGGAGGAATACCGCGCCGGCGGCATGCATGGCCCCGTCGAGGTCGATCTCGGCCATGAAAAGATGGAGCTGGGCATCAAGGCCGGCGGCCTGAAAACGCAGCTCATCACGATGCTCGGCAGCCAGACGGTGGGCGGCAACGTCTTCCGCTTCGCCGGTGCGTATCAGGAAGACTCGACCGGCGTCGTCAGCGCCGTCGAGGTCATCGCCCGCGGCCGCATGAGCGAGTGGAACCCCAACGAAGCCAAGGCCGGCGACGACAACGACCACGATTTCAAGGTCGCGCTGAGCTACTACAAGCTCACCGTCGACGGCGCCGAGCTGCTGGAAATCGACGTGCCCGGCATGGTGTTCAAGACCGGCGGCGTCGAC